GGGCCCCGAGGTTGTCTCGGGCGCTGCAACGCTGATGGACATGATCCGCTCGGTTGTGGATGACGCGCAGCAAACGGACGGTATGCCCGTCACGGAACTGCACGCTATTTTGACGATTCTGCGCGAAATTTTGCAGATGCTCATCGGAGGCTCTCCGCGCGACGAAAAGCTTGCAGCGATGCTGGCGGACGCGATCAGCCGGATACAGTTGCAGGTGAACGCGGTGTTCGACCCACGCGAAGCCGGTCGTGCACTTGCACCGGAAGTGGACAAGCGGCAGGGCGGCACGGCAGTTCTGCGTGAAAGGGGAGTGGTCTGATGGGCGTGCTCATCGGCGAAAACGACATGTACACGGACTTCGGCATGATCTTGACGGATCTTTCGCTCGAAATGCCGGAGGTCAAAACGAAATACCAGGCATTGCCGCTCGAAAACGGCAGCATCGACCTGTCCGAGGTCGTCACGGGGCGCCCGGTGTACGGGCTGCGCACGCTCAAACTGACGTTCAAGCGGCGCGGCGCTTCGGCATCGGAGTGGCTTTCGGTATGCTCGCAGATCGCGTCTGCGGTGCATGGCAAACGCCTGCCAATCACGTTGCCCGATGACCCGGACCATTATTATTTGGGTCGTATCGCCTGTACGTTGGGCGCGAAGGAATACGGTGCGGGCACGTTTGAGATCACGGCAACATGCGACCCGTATAAGTACGTGCAGACCGAAAGCTCGGCGGTGTGCGGCGCGGGCACGACGGCAGTTATCAACAACGGCGACGAGATCGTCTCGCCGACCTTTACGGCATCCGAAACGGGCATGACGGTGGCGATAAATGGCGGCGCGGCGTACAGCATCGCGCAGGTGGGCAAGGCCGTAAAAATCCCCGGATTGTTGCTTTTGCCCGGCGCGAATAACGTCACCGTGACCGGCACAGGCAACGTCGTTTTGACTTGGCGCGAGGGGGTGTTGTAATTGTTTAAGATTACGGCGCAAAACCGCAGCGGTATAACCTATACGTTATACGATCCCCGCAGCCCGGATTTAAAGCTCATCTCGCCGACGTGCAAAACGGCCGTGAACAAAGCCGGACTGCTTACCTTTTCGGTGCCGCTGACGCACCCGCACACAGACAAAATCGCAAAACTCGATACGGTGGTAACGCTGTGGCAGGATGATGCAATTTTGTTCCGCGGGCGTGTGCTTAACGACGAGTGGGATTTGCGCAGCACGCGGAAAATCGAGGTCGAGGGTGAGCTCGCTTACCTAAACGACAGCGTGCAGCCGCTGACGGTATACCATGACATGACGGTGGCGGCATACTTTGCGAAGCTTATCGAGCTGCATAACGCACAGGTGGACGAAAGCCGACGCTTTACCGTGGGACAAGTCACCGTGACAAACAGCACCGACAACGTGTACCGGCAATCGGACTACGAGAGCACCATGGACGCGCTGCAAGATAAGCTCCTTGACCGTATGGGCGGCTATCTTGTGATACGATACGGCAAAGATGGCACGCGGTATTTGGATTACCTAAAGGAGTACGGCAACGTAAACAGCCAGCGGATCACCGCAAGCACAAATCTGCTCGACATGCTGCACACCGTGCGCGGCGAGGACGTTGCGACGGCCATTATTCCACTCGGTGCGCAGCTCGACGAGGACAAGGTGGGCACGGTAACGCCACGCCTTACAATCGCTGCGGCAAACGACGGAAAAGATTATATCTACGATGCGGACGCGGTGGCAAAATGGGGCTGGATTTATAAGGTCGTCGTGCACAACGACATCACGCTGGTCGAAAACCTCCTGCGTGCAGGCTATGCCGACTTAGAGGCGGCAAAATACCTGCGAGGCAGTATTGAGGTAGATGCAGTAGATTTGCATCTTGTGGACAGTTCCGCTGAGCGCATTAAGCTCGGCGACATGATCCTGTTTTCGGGCCCAGACAGCGCAACGCCCATATCGATGCTTGTATCCGAGATCGATTTGCCGGTGGACGAACCGGGGGACGCGACCTACACGCTCGGCACCTCATACCGCACGATGACAGAGCAGCAAGTCGACGCACGGAAAGACTTAGGCGAGCAGCTCGAGCTTGTGCAGGACGAGACCAACAAGCGCACAGACAAAGTGCGGCAGGAGCTCACCGATTACAAGGTCGACGCGCGGAAGGACATGGACAGCATCACGGCATCGGTAACGGAGACCCGCACCGAGCTGACGACCACCACCGAAAACGTGTATGACGCGCTGGGACGTTTACAAGATACCGCAGTCTCTACGGAGGAGTTTGAAAGAGTTAAACAACTGCTCATCACCCAATGGAGCGATCAACTCGAATACCGCTTTACGCAGGTGACAAATCTCATTGACAGCACCAACGGCACAATAGCGGAAAATCAGCGGCTTTTAGAGCAGTATATCCGCTTTGAAGGGGCGCGAATTACGCTCGGCCGCAGCGACAGCGCCATACAGGCGGTGCTCTCCAACGACCGGCTCGAGTTTGTTGAAAACGGTCAAACCATTGCGTATATCTCCAATCGTATGCTGTATATCACGGATGCGCATATCACGGGCAGCTTGTCTTTCGGCAACGCGGACACGGGCTTGTATATGTGGCGTTATAACGCGGAGGCCGACACGTTTGATCTTGAGTTTGAGGGGGACGACTGATGAGCAAAAACAGCTATAAAGCCCAGCTTAACTATTATGACAGTAAGTGGGGCTGGAAAAGCGAGGGCACCGCCTCGCAGGGCCAGTGGGACGGCACAGGTGTGCGCACCGGCGTGCTGTACTTTCCGGGCCTTGCAGCGCTCAAGGGCAAGATCATCAACAGCGTAAAGCTCACCGCGACGACCGGACAAACGGGCTATGGCACAGCGACCACCAAAACGGTATACATCTACAACTCCGCCTCGCAGGGCGGCATTAAAACCTCGCTCAACGCAGGGCACCGCACAGGCAATGCGCTCGGCAGCTGTAAAGCGCCCATGTGGGATAATACCAAAACGTTTGATGTTGCTTTCATGGCGGCATCTATCGCCGCCGGGTACGATACGTACTGCATCTACAATGGCAGCTCTTACACGGATTATCTCAAATGGACGGCTGTAACGCTTGAGGTGGATTGGCAGGAGCCCGCAACACAGCCGAGTTTAAGCGCCGCAACCGTAGAGATGGGCAAGAGCGTGACGATCAACACGCCTGCGGTAAACAGCGCCTACAGGCACACACTGCGCTACGCGTTCGGCAGCGCATCAGGAACGATTGCCACGGGCATTGCAAGCAGCGTGAGCTGGACGCCGCCGGTGTCGCTCGCAAATCAAATACCGTCCGCCACGGCGGGCAGCGGTACAATCTATTGCGATACATATTCCGGCAGCACGCTCCTCGGCACAAAGTCCGTAAGCATCACGCTCACCGTCCCCGGCAGCGTAGTTCCGTCGGCGGGCACGCTTTCGGCAGCGCTCGCCGAAGACACGAGCGGCACGGGTCTATATGTAAAAGGCATGGGCAAAGCAAAGCTGACGCTTTCGGGCGCATCCGGCGCATACGGCAGCAGCATCACCTCGTACACGATCACCGGCGGCGGATGGACGGCCACAAACAGCGCGCTTACAACCGGCACGTTGGCATCGGCAGGCAACATCACGTTCACGGTGACCGTCACCGACTCCAGAGGGCGAAAAGCCAGCACTACGCGCACAATCAGCGTCATAGACTACACAAAGCCCGGCGTAGCGGTGTGTGACGTGTACCGCTGCGATGCAGACGGCAACCGCAAAAAGGCAGGCACGTATTTTGCCGTGGAGATCAACGCGAGTTACAGCGCAATCACCGGCAACACCTTGAACATTACAGCTCGATACAAAAAGCAGTCCGAGAGCAGTTACGGCACCGCGATGAACGTTACCAACAACGGCAAAACCGTGATCGGCGGCGGAAATATAGGTGCGTCCACCACCTACGACGTGCTCGTGACGGTGGCGGACAAGTATAACAGCTTACTTATCCAGCGTACTCTGTCTACAAAAAGTGTGCTGCAATCCTTCAAACGCAGCGCAGGGGCGGCCATCGGCAAAGTGGCCGAGCTCGCAAACTGGCTGGACGTGGCGTGGAATACGCGGATTCGGGGTAATTTAAAGGTGGATGGCGGTATGTCGGATGGGGCGTGGAATCGTGATGTGAAGGATTTACTGCTCATCAATTTTTCTGGCGATGATCCGTATAACACGAGTGTCAATTATGACAATGTTGTGCGTACAGAAGATGCATCTACGTTAATCAATAGCCCCGTGACTTCAGGTCCATTTTACGCTTATCGTAAAGTATATCCCGTATATACACCATGGAGCCATCACAGCAAAGTTTTTGTCGAGCTGAAAGAGGTTTTTCCACAAAAAGGGCGTATATGGACACAAGCCTATGACCCAAATAATGGCTGGGGTGGTAATGGCTGGTCTCATCCGTTCACAAATAAAGATATCGTGCCGATTGCGAATGGCGGTACTGGTGCGACAAATAGAGGCGATGCGTTATACAATTTTATTGTAGGCGGGGTATACTCTGGAAATTTAAATGATTTAGCGGTAATAGGCTCGTACTTGATAAATCTTTCTAATTGTCAAAATGGCCCCTCGAGTTCTGGATACGGAACAATGGAAGTCACCAGATCTACGACTAACAACTATTTGCAGCGATTTACATTTTATATGGGAATGACTTATTATCGCACATTCACCAATGGACGATGGTATGACTGGAGAGCATTACCGAACGCGCATACAGCAGAAACATTGTGGGAAGGCAGCTTAAAAAACGGCACAGCAACCATTGCAAATGGCGCGAAGTACGCATATTTAATCGTTGGCGGCTGGGCTGGAAGCAATGAAGACGCAGTAACGCAAATAATCCCGGTTGGATGGGGCACGCACATGAGACTTACCAGCGCAGATAAATGGCTTGCCTATCAATGTGATTCATCCGAGCCCAATGCCTCGATAAGGATTTTGAGTAACCCCTACGATGGCGCAATCACTTGGGTTTGGGGCGTAAATCGATACAAGGAGTAAACCAATGCAGATAACATTAAACGATCAGGGCTATATCGAGAACTATGCGCTCATCGGCGGGCTTGTAGACGGCATTGAGATAGAGGCGCCAGACGAGCTGCTGGAGGACTTTAAGCAGCACCCGGAGGCGTACAAGGTAGCAGATGGTGTGCTCGTGCTCGATGCAGATAAGCTCAAGGCCGACGCGGATGCGGCGGAGCTAACCGTTATTCGGCGGCGGCGCGAAACCGAATGCTTTGCGTATATCAATCGCGGCGAGCTGTGGTATAGCCTACTCACAGAAGAGCAAAAAGCCGAGCTTGCAAACTGGTATCTCTCTTGGCTCGATGCGCCGGAGACGCGGACAATCCCCGCACCGCCGGTGTGGCTGGATAAACTTTAAGCAACAATAAAAGGAGGACAAAAATGAACAAAGCAACTGTACTTAAATCCGTAACGGCAGTCGTTGGGGCGGGGGTCGCGGCATACTGCGGGCAGCTGGCCGCGCCGGTGCTCGTGCTGCTGTGCATGATGGTGATCGATTACGTCACCGGCATGGTCAAGGCCTACATGACGGCGCAGCTCAGCTCGCGCATCGGCATCAAGGGCATCCTGAAGAAGCTCTGCTACATGGCGATGGTGGCGGTCGGCGCGGGTGTGGATTATCTCCTGCGCGGCGCTCTCGTGCAGGCGGGCATCGACCTGCACATCGAGCTTTTCTGCGGCCTACTGGTCGCAATTTGGCTCATCATCAACGAGCTGATTTCCGTCATGGAAAATCTTGCTGCCATCGGCGTGCCGGGCTTTCCGCGGCTGACAAAATTACTGGAGCGGCTGAAGAACACCGTAAGCAAAGAGGAGGAAAAATAATGGTACCGATTAGAGAAAACTTACTTAGCCCGAGCAAATATGATTTGAAAGTACCCGTAGAATCATGCGCAAAAGACATGAAGTACATCGTTATCCACAACACGGCGAACGATGCTTCCGCCGCAAATGAAGTTGCGTATATGATTCGCAACGACAGCTCTACGTCGTTCAACGCGGCGGTCGATGACAAGGAGATTGTTGTCGGCATACCGCTGAACAGAGGTGCGTTTGCTGCGGGGCAGCGCGACGGCAACGCGCACGGCATCCACATTGAGATTTGCTATTCGCTTTCGGGCGGCACGCGTTTCGATAAAGCCGAGAAGAACGCCGCAGAGTATATCGCAAAGCTGCTCACCGAGCGCAAATGGGACATTTCGCACGTGAAGAAGCATCAGGACTTCGACGGCAAATATTGCCCGCACCGCACGCTCGACAAGGGCTGGGCGCGGTTTTTGAACATGGTGAAAGGTTACATGGAGCCGGCGAAAAAGCCCGCGTCGAGTGCATTTACACCATACCTCATCCGTAAAAACTGCCGTGACCCGCTGAACATCCGCAAGGGTCCCGGTACGAACTACGGCGTGCAGGGCCAGATCAAAGACACGCTGCGCTATACAATTGTTGAGGAGCGCAGCGGCCCCGGCTCCGCC